AGGGCATGGGGTTCGGACTTGTCTGCGGCGTTTGCCGAGGTTGGGCTTGTCAAGACCGCCGACACGGGGCAGATTGATTGGGTTACGGTCACGCGACCGGGAACTAACACTGCCGCAGGGTACGAGATTTGGCGGTACACCGATTCATCGGTGTTCCTAAAAATTGAGTACGGTACTGGCGGCGGAGTTGCTGCTCCCGGTATGTGGTTTACGGTTGGGACTGGCAGTAACGGTTCTGGCACATTGACGGGGACGGTATCTAATCGAAGGGCTATACACAGTACCTCCACAGTTTTAAGTAGCCCCGGCACAAGCCGGCAGTCTTTTCTTGTTTACAAAGACGGTTTTTTCGGGTTTTTTGGGTACCGATTTGCAGATGGTTCCGGCGAAGCACGTTTTCTAGCGGCAGTTGCTCGCACTACAAATGCGGCGGGCGTGCCAGACGCTAGAGGCGCAACGGTATATTTTAACAACAATTCTGGAGGCACTGATGGGCCGCCAGTTCAAGCCCTCAACTTTCAGGCGAACACTGTTTCTGCGATCAACTCTACCAGTGATTTTGTAGTTATCCCAATGGCGATTACATCGTCCATCATCGGCGCGGATACGCAGTGCTTTATCCACTGGACCGCGCTGCCGTTGGTGCTGCCCAATCCGTACATGGCGACGGTAATTGCTTCCGAAGTTCCCGCAGGCAGCACGTTTACTACAACGCTAATTGGCACTACACCTCGTACATACGTGGCGTTAGATGGCGTTCCCACAGGCGCAAACAACAGCCTAATATACCGTCTTGCTATGCTCTGGGAGTGACCCGTGGCTATCGTTGCAGCGTTCAATCTGGCTACCGCTCCTGACCAGCCGCAATCGACGGCAAGCCCCGTACCCGGTGGCGCTGACCCTTCGGCGTACACTTACTGGAGCATCGTCCTGCCGGTGTCGTATTTGTTCTTCACCCCCGATCCCGGCACCGGAACTGCATACTAGTTGCGCTTGCACAACAAGTCGCATACCATCCACTCGTACTGGCCCGATTGACCAGGGATTCTAAGGAATCAACATGTCTGAGACGAATGACCTTGTAGCGGTTGAACCCGCGCCGGAACTGGAAGCCACGGCGGCTCCGGTACCCGATGCTGCCCTTGAGGCAAAGCCGGAGGAAGTGCCTGCCCCCAAGACCTTTACCCAAGAGGAACTGGACGCGGCGGTAGGCAAAAGGCTTGCGCGTGAACGGCGCAAGTGGGAACGCGAGATGGCGGCGAAGGCACCGGAAGCCCCCAAGGCTGACGCGCCGTTGCCGCCGAAGGAAGAAGACCCCGAGGGCTACGCAGAGGCTTTGGCCGAGCGTAAAGCTGCGGAACTTCTTGCCAAGCGCGAGGCTGAACGAGAGGCGCAAGAGCGGCTTTCGGCGTATCAGGATCGTGAGGAGCAGGCCCGGGACAAGTACGACGACTTTGAGTCCGTCGTATACAACCCGCAGCTTCGCATCACGAACGTGATGGCCGAAACCATCCAAGCGTCTGATGTCGGCCCGGATGTCGCTTACTACCTTGGTACCAACCCCAAGGAAGCCGAGCGCATCGCCCGTCTGTCGCCGTTCTTGCAGGCCAAGGAGATTGGTCGGATTGAGGCCAAGTTGGCCGCAGAACCGATCCAGACTCGCAAGACAACTGCTGCACCACCGCCGATTCGGCCTGTAACGGCCCGGGCAAGTGGCGCACCGGCGAAGGACACGACCGACCCTCGTTCCATCAAGGACATGAGTACGTCGGAGTGGATTGAAGCCGAGCGTCAGCGCCAGATTCGACTGTGGGAACAGCGCAACCGCTAACCCATTTTTTAGGAGTCCCTTTGTGGCTAACTCACTTCTGACAATCGACATGATCACCCGGAAGGCTCTGGAGATTCTGGAGAACAACCTGGTGATCACCCGCAACGTCAACCGCCAGTACGACGACTCGTTCGCCGTTGAGGGCGCGAAGATTGGTTCGACCCTCCGCATCCGTCTGCCGGACCGCGCGCTGGTGACCGATGGCGCTGCCCTCCAGGTGCAGCAGGACAACGAGCAGTACACCTCGCTTACCGTGTCCAGCCAGAAGCACATCGGCGTCAACTTCACGTCCGCCGAGCTTGCCCTCCAGTTGGACGACTTCGCGGAGCGCGTCCTCAAGCCGCGTATCTCGCAGCTCGCCTCCAGCGTGGACGCCGATGTGGCGAACGCCTACAACAGCGTCTACCAGTCGGTCGGCACCCCGGGCACCACGCCCGCGACCTCGCTCGTCATGCTTCAGGCCAACCAGAAGCTCAACGAGGCTGCTGCCCCGATGTCCCCGCGTTACCTCACCGTCAACCCCGCCGCCAACGCGGGTCTGGTCGAGGGCATGAAGGGCCTCTTCAACCCGGTCAGCACCGTGAGCAAGCAGTTCAAGGGTGGCCTGATGGGTGAGGGCATCCTCGGCTTTGATGAGATTGGCATGAGCCAGTCCATCAAGCAGTTCACCACGGGTTCCCGTTCGGGCACCATCACGGTGAGCGGCACGGTGTCCTCGCAGGGTGCGTCCACCATCACCTTCGCCGGTACCACGGGTCACACGCTGAGGGTCGGTGACGTGTTCACCATCGCCAACGTGTTCGCCGTCAACCCGCAGACCCGCGAGTCCACGGGTTCGCTCCAGCAGTTCGTGGTGACGGAAGACATCACCGCCGCAGCGAGTGCGTTCACCAACGTCAAGATCAGCCCGGCCATCTACACGTCGGGTCACGCTCTTGCGACGGTGGATTCGTTCCCGCAGAACAGCGCGACGGTGACCTTCCTCGGCGCGGCCAGCACCAGCTACCCGCAGAACCTGGCGTACCACAAGGACGCCATCACCTTCGCCACCGCCGACCTCCTGCTCCCGCAGGGCGTTGACATGGCGAGCCGTCAGGTCCACAACGGCATCTCGCTGCGTGTCGTGCGTCAGTACGACATCAACAACGACCGTATGCCGTGCCGCATCGACGTGCTGTACGGTTACGGAGTCATCCGTCCGCAGCTCGCCGCCCGCGTCTGGGGCTAACCCTCAACCCTCTCAGGAGAAATCAGCATGGCTCTTCCTAACGGCACTGGTGGTTACCAGGTTGGTCCGGGCGCAGATGAGGCGCAGTTCGCGCCCCAGAAGGCTCCGGTTGCCTACACCGGCACGACCGTCACCCTCGCGGCGTCGGATCTCGCCAACGGCCTCGTCACGTCCACCAACGCTTCGGCGGTCGGCTTCACGCTGCCCACCGCGGCGCTCATGGACGCCGAGTGCCCGAGCGCGGGCAACAACACCGCGCTTGAGTTCGTCATCGTCAACCTCGGCTCTGCCTCGGGCGCGGTGACGCTCAACGGCGGCACGGGCTTCACGGTTGTGGGTTTGGCCACGGTCGCCATCAGCACTTCGGGTCGCTACCGCGCCCGCAAGGTCGCTGACGGCACTTGGGTCGCCTACCGCGTGTAACGGCTAGCGGCCCCCGCTTTCGGGCGGGGGCCGCTTCCTTCAAGGAGAACCTTCATGGCAAACAGCAAGCCTATTGGCGTTGCATACGCCGATCCGGCGCTTGAGTCGGGCACCACTCTTTCTGCCGCCGCGCTTTCCGAAAACAACCTTTTCGGCGGCGAGAACGAGCAGGTGCTTGGTGGCACCATCGCCACCACGGGCAACAGCGACACCTTCATCATCGCCCCGGTTTCGGGCGTGGTGTCGGCCATCATCTTCTCGGGTACGGACGCGCTTGCCGCCAGCGATACCAACTTCATCACCTTCTCGGTGACGAACTTGGGTCAGGCGGGTGCGGGGTCCACCGCCGTTCTGGCGGCGACCGACGCCAACACCACCAAGGTAACGGGTGGCACGGCGCTTTCGGCCAACACCCGGCGCAACCTCACGCTCAACGGCACGGCGGCTAACCTCGTCGTGGTGCGGGGCGACCGGCTGCGCGTTCGGGCTGCTGCGACGGGTACGCTGGCGAACACCGTGGCTTCCCCGGTGTACGCCTTCGCCTTCGCTACGGCCTAATGCCCGTCTACCTTCGGCACCCCCGGCACGGCAGCAAGGTGGCTATCTCCGATTTGGAGGTAGCCGCCGACCTGCTGCGCGGGTGGGAGCGGTACGACCCTACCGCCCCCGAGCCGAAGGCTGACGAGCTTCCTACCGACAACACGCTAGAGGTCAAACGGCGTCGCCGCACGACCGAGGACTAAAACATGGCTGTCAACGCGCAGGAGCTGATTTACAAGTCGCTCCGACTTCTTGGGGTTCTGGCCTCTGGCGAAGCACCGACCGCCGCCGAGGCGCAGGACTCCCTGTACACCCTCAACTCGGTGATCGACTCGTACTCGGCAAACCCGCAGTTCTACTTTGCAACGCTTGCAGAGCAGTTCACTACGGTGAACGGGCAAAGCACTTACACTATCGGAAACGATCCCGATACGACCCCTGCGGCGGATTTTGTCA